AATGAATGATCAAATAGCTATTAGTGGATATAATATAATGAAAACTTATTGTAATTTGTTTCCCCAAATGCTTAATACTATATTTGTAGATCCCTCATATAGTAATGATTATGATGATATTTTTATAAATGAAACTTTAATTTATCATTATTTAAAAACAAATAATATTCCTATGTCCCCTATTAATTCTGGTTTTAATGGTACCAGAGGAATTGATTGTGGATGTGATATAATGAGATAATATGAAGAAAACCCCAAAAGTCTATGCTCATGCCTCATATGTAGGTACTACAGGTTATAATAATCACACCCGTGATTTTTTCAGACATCTACAAAAATATGTTGATTTAAAAGTTCGTAATTTTACTATAGGTAAAAATTGGGATTGGCCTAATGATGAACCTCATAAAGAAGATTATATTAACGAAGTTGATAAAAAACTCTTAATAGAACAAACATTATGGACTGGGGAAGATACCAGAGATGAATTTCCTATCTATAAAGAATACCCTAATGATTTTAAACACAATGTAAATCTAGTTTTAGAAGAAACTAACCACCATTATTTTTATGATTCGTATAAGGGTCCTAAAATTGCTTATAATGTTTGGGAATCAACTCTCCAACCTGAAGGATTTTTTAATAAACTTTTAGAATACGATCAGTTATGGTTTCCATCCAAATGGCAAGCTGAATGTACTATAAAACAAGGTGCTGACCCTAATAAAGTAAAAGTAGTCCCAGAAGGTGTAGATACAAATACATTTTACCCTGAAGATCCTCAAACGGTATTAGATTATGTAGATGGTAGGTTTAAATTTATTATTTTTGGTCGTTGGGATTATAGAAAATCTACTAAAGAAATAATTGAAACTTTTCTTAAAGAATTTAAACCTAATGAACCTGTTGATCTAATAGTATCAATTGATAACCCATTCTCAGGTGATAACTTTAAAACAACAGAAGAACGCTTAGAACATTATGATTTTACAGATGAACGTATTAAAATAAAACATTTTCCATCTCGTGAAGATTATATTACCTATATGAAAAATGGTCATGTATTTTTATCTTGTGCTCGTAGTGAAGGATGGAATTTACCCTTAATTGAAGCCATGGCATGTGGAACTCCTGCTATATATTCAGCCTGTTGCGCTCAAATGGAATTTGCTGAAGGTAAAGGACTTCCTGTTAAAATATTAGGTGAACGCCCTGCACTAGATGCTAACTATAACCATTTCAATACAGTAGTAGGTAATTATTATGAACCTGATTTTGAAGATTTAGCTCGTGTAATGAGAGATGCTTATGAAAATTACGTAGATCATAAAAAACGTGCTTTAGAAGAAGCTAAATTAATCCATCGTGATTTTAATTGGGAACATATTGGTAAAATTGGAGCTGAAACTTTACAAGATTTTATTACTAATTCTGAAAAACTTGAAGATACCAATACTATTAATGTTAATTATATAAATGCACCTAAAGTAGAAATTTTAGGTGATGTTTTTAAAGAATATGAAGTTGAATTTATTAATAGAGAAACTAATGAAGTTATTCATAAAGCAACTATTAATAATAATATGTGGACTTCTTGTAGTAAAGAATATTATATTCCTTGGTTAATTAAAATTAATGGTAAAGAACATTCTAGATTAGAATTAGAAGGACAACGTGTATTAATATCTTTAGATTCTAATTCTTTAGGTGATACTATTGGTTGGACTCCATATGCTATAAAATTTGCTAAAAAACATAAATGTAAAGTTATTTTATCTACATTCCATAATGATTGGTTTAAAAATTTAGAAGCCTATAAAGATATAGAATGGTTAGAACCTGGTAATTCAACAGGATGTACTGCTCATTATAAAATAGGTTGGTTTAGAGATGATAATGGGGGCTGGCAGAACTTTGATATGCATCCACGTCAATGTAATATAATTCCAATGCAAGCTACCTCTAGCGATATTCTAGGACTAGAAGAAAAAGAATTAAATTATGGTTTAGATTTTCCTAAAGGAAAAAGACCATATAAAGAAAAATACATTGTAATAGGCCCCAATGCTACATCAGGATGTAAAGAATGGGTTTATGGGAATTGGGTTACTCTATGTAAATTACTCCAACAACAAGGATATAAAGTTATATCTTTAACTAAAGGAGAATGGAAATTAGATGGGGTAATAAATCATTATAACCAACCATTAGATGTTGTAGCTAATTATTTACACCATGCTGACTTATTTATAGGCTTAGGTTCAGGTTTATCATGGTTAAATTGGGCATTAGGTAAACATACTGTTATGATTAATGGGTTTAGTGATAAACACCATGAATTTACTTCACGTATTACACGTATAATGAATGATGATGCTTGTTTCCCGTGTTGGACTAATCGTAATTTTGTATTTGATGCTGGGGATTGGGATTGGTGCCCTATTCATAAAGGAACTGAAAAACAACATATTTGTCAAAAATCAATAACACCGATGCAAGTATTTAAAATAATAAAAAATAGATTAACTAGTAAAAAATAACTTAATATTTATAATATGAATAAAATTTATTTAACAGAAAAAGAAAAAAAGGAAATCATTGATATTCAAAATCAAGATAATGAATATATGGTTCAATTAGGCCAAATAGAATATCAAATGCAATCTTTAGTCTCCCAAAAAGACACTCTTATAAAAGACTTAAAGCAATTTGAACAACGTAAGACTAAATTTGCTCAACAGTTACAAGATAATTATGGTGAAGGTTCTATTGACATAGAAACTGGAGAATTTACTAAAACTAGTTAAATTTTGAATTTTTTTCTAATATTTATAACAAAACATTAACCTCCTAGGCAATGGCAGAAACATTAGTATCACCTGGCGTATTAGCAAGAGAAAACGACCAGTCATTTATCACGCAGCAACCTGTTCAAGTAGGTGCTGCTATCGTTGGTCCTACAGTAAAAGGTCCTGTAGAAATTCCTACAATAGTAACCTCATACTCAGATTACCAAAATAGATTTGGTACTACATTTGATAGTGGTAGTGATGAATATTCATTCATGACTAACATCGCAGCATATAACTACTTCCAAAATGGAGGTAACACTATGTTAGTAACACGTGTAGTATCAGGTTCTTCAACTTGGGATTTTGCCCAAGCTGAAATCGCAGCTTCAGGAAGTGGTACTTCATTTACAATTGAAGCTATTGATAAAGGGATTATTTTTAACAACTCAGGATCTACAAACTTAATTACAGGAGGTTCAGGATCATTAGTATCAGGTTCAACTGATAATATTAGATGGGAAGTTGCTAATTCTTCTCAAGCAGATGGTAATTTTAATTTATTAGTAAGACAAGGTAATGATAATGATAATAATAAGATCATTTTAGAATCTTGGACTAACTTATCATTAGATCCTAAAGCAGATAATTATATCGCTAAGATAATCGGTGATCAATACCAGACCTATAATTCAACAGAAAATTATATTGAAATAACGGGTTCATATGCTAATGCTTCTAGATATATTAGAGTATCTACTGTAAATAAAAAGACCCCAGATTACTTTGATAATGCAGGTAATGCTAAAAACGAATATACAGCATCTATGCCTCAAGTAGGTTCAGGTTCATATGCTGGTACATTTACAGGAGGTGTAGGTAGTGTAATTCCTACAGGTAGAACAATGAATCTATATGGTGATATTAATTCTACAGATACTCAAGGTTTAATTGGTTCTGATTATGATAATATGTTAAATTTATTATCAAATCAAGATGACTATCAATTTAATCTACTAGTAACCCCAGGTTTGATCGATACAGCTCAAACTTCTCAAATGACTACTGCTCTAAACAATACTCAAATGAGAGGTGATAGTATTTACATTATGGATTTAGTTCCTTATGCTTCTACTATTACAGCAGCAAATACACAAGCTAATGCTAGAAACTCATCATATGGTGCTGCTTACTGGCCTTGGTTACAAACAATTGACCCAGACATGGGTGATCAAGTATTTGTACCAGCCTCAGCAATGATTCCAGGAGTTTATGCATTTAATGATAATGCTGCTGAACCTTGGTTTGCTCCAGCAGGTATTAATAGAGGTGGTTTAACTACAGTAATTCGTCCAGAAAGAAAATTATCTCAATCTAATAGAGATAGTTTATACCAGAATAAAGTAAATCCAATTGCTTCATTCCCAGGTGTAGGAACAGTAGTATACGGACAAAAAACATTACAACGTCAAGCAAGTGCTTTAGATAGAGTAAATGTTAGAAGATTATTGATTCAATTAAAATCATATATTGGTCAAGTAGCTCAAACATTAGTATTTGAACAAAACACTGCTGCTACAAGAAATAACTTTTTATCAATTATAAATCCTTATTTAGAAACAGTAGTTCAAAGACAAGGTTTATTTGCGTTTAAAGTAGTAATGGATGATAGTAATAACACTCCGGATGTAATTGATAGAAACCAAATGATTGGTGCTATTTATTTACAACCAACAAAAACCGCAGAATTCATTATTCTAGACTTTAATGTATTACCAACGGGAGCAACATTCCCTAGTTAATAAATTTAAAATCTAAATATTTATAATAGAATAAAATAAACAACAATGGCAGTATTAGATCCAAACGAAATATTCTTTACAGCATTTGAACCAAAACAACCCAATAGGTTCATTATGTATATGGATGGATTTCCTTCATTTATCGTAAAAGGTGTAAGTGCAGTAACCTTAAATCAAGGTAAAGTAGCTCTTAACCATATTAACGTTCAACGTTATGTTAAAGGTAAAACAGTATGGAATCCAATTACATTTACCTTATTTGACCCAATTACACCTTCAGGTGCTCAAGCAGTAATGGAGTGGGTACGTCTACACCATGAATCAGTTACTGGTAGAGATGGTTATTCAGATTTCTATAAGAAAGATCTAACATTTAATGTATTAGGTCCTGTAGGTGATGTAGTATCAGAATGGATTATTAAAGGAGCATTAATCGAAAGTGCTAATTTTGGAGACTATAGTTGGGACACAGTAGATGCTGCTGTACCACTTACAATGGTAGTTCAACCAGATTATTGTATCTTAAACTTCTAAGTAAAAAACAATATTTTTTTAAAGAGAGCTTGGCTTCGGTTAAGCTCTTTTTTATATTCATATTTATAACGGAATAAAGTTATTATAAATAAAAGATATGGAATTTAATCTCCCAACAGAAACAATTGAATTACCCTCAAAAGGTTTATTATATCCCGAAGGGCATCCTCTTAAAACTGGTACTATTGAAATGAAATATATGACAGCTAAGGAAGAAGATATTCTTTCTAACCAATCATATATTCAAAAAGGAACAGTTTTAGACAAACTATTACAATCTCTTATTGTTACTAAATTTGATTATAATGATTTACTTATTGGAGATAAAAATGGTTTAATGGTAGCTTCCCGTATTTTAGGGTATGGTAAAGATTATACATTTAAGTATCAAGGTCAAGAACATACTGTAGATTTATCTTTAATAGAATCTAAACCCATAGCAGAAGTAGTTAAACAAGCAACCTCTAATGAATTTGATTTTAAATTACCATCTTCAGGAGTTGATGTTACTTTTAAATTATTATCATCTAAAGATGAAAATGCTGTTGCTTCAGAATTAGAAGGACTAAAAAAATTATCCCCAAATTCCCCTCCCCCTGACTTATCTACTAGAATAAAACACTTTATAACCTCAGTAAATGGGGAACGAGACAAAAAAGCAATCCGCCAATTTGTAGATAATTATCTATTAGCTACAGATTCCCG